GTACAAGCGCTCGCCGATGCGGCGCACGATCTCTCGCTCGATGAAGTCCAGACGCTCGTCGGACGCGTTGACCACCAGGATCTGCTGGTCGCGCCAGCCACGTTCCTTGATGGCGTCCAGATCGGTGGCTTGAGGTTGCAGCCGCCCAAGGGGGCAGCGGCACCGGGGCGTGGGCACTTTCATCTCACACCTCCTGGCCATTGTCGTGATGCTGGATCGCCCAGTGCAGCAGCGCCAACGCGTCCGCCTCGTTGTCGTCGACCGGGGTGTGCCCGCGCGCGGTGACGCAAGCGATGACCTCTTCCTTGCCGGCGTTGCCTTTGCCCGTGGCGTGCTTCTTGATCGTGCCCACCGGTACGCCTTGGTACGGGATCTGGTGGTGCTCGCACCACGCCGTGAGTGTGGCGAGGAACCCACCGTAGGCGTGCGCCGCATCAGTCGAGACGTGGCGGCGTACTTCCTCGAAGTGCAGGCAGTCGATCCCGTTGCAGGATTGCTTGATCTCGGTGAGCCAGCGTTTGAAGCGCAGGAAGCGCATGCCACCGCCTTCGAAACGTTGCGGCCGGAAGCTCTCGGAGCCGCTCGTGATGTGGCCGTCGCTGCCGCGCAGCGCCCAGCCGGTGGTGGTGCCCAGGTCGAGGGCGAGGATGGTCGTCGTCATGGGGTCAGTCCTTGTTTGGACGCAGGTCTGACACATCCGACACAGTTCCACATAACTTTCCGTGAGGCGCGCGCGCACGCGTGTAGAGAAGTTACGTTCAGGAGCGTCGGATGCGTCAGACGGCGTGATGGTCATGGGGTCAGTTGTCCGCATACGGGGTGTAGGCAGGCGCTGGCGGGTACTTCAGGCCAACACCCTGAAACCCACGCACGCCCACGCCGTTGCGCCACTTTTCGATTCCGCGCGTGATCAGCAGATCGGAGAAACGGCGCTGCGAGCCGATGAATTCGCCTGCAGCCTCGGCCCACTGCTTCCAGTCGTTGAACAGCTCGGCGGTCAGCGACTTGGCGTTGACCTCGCGCACGCAGCGTTCATCGAGCCAGCGGCCCAGCGCATCCTCGGCCTCGAAATACTCCTCGGTTGCAGCACGAACGCAGGCCGGCGGATTCATACCTTCAAGCTGCCACGCGAGGCATCCAGCCACGGCCCACGCCAGAATCCCGTCGCGCTCGGCCAGCAACTTCTCGGTGAGAAGGCCATCGCGTTTTTCCGGCGGGATCGTCACCGTGAACGGAATCATGTGCATCCGCCGCTTCATCGCCTCGTCGATGTTGCGGATGGCCGGCTTGTGGTTGCCGACGATGACCGGCTTGAACTGCGGGGTGAATTCGAAGAAGTCCTTGTGCATGAAGCGCGCGGAGATCTTGTCGCCGCCGGTGATGGCCTTGACCTTGGATTCGTTCAAGCGCCGTCCCTGCTCGGTTTCGATGGCCGTCACGAAGCGCGCGCCGCGCAGTCCTGCCAGGTCGGTCGGATGGCGGTCACCACGCGTCTCGACAAACGTGTCCATTGATGCGGCCGTGGCGTAGTCACCGAGGATGGTGCTGATGACGTTGGCGAACACGCTCTTGCCGTTGGCACCGGTGCCGTACAGGAAGAACAGCGCGTGGGCGCTGGTCACGCCAGTCAGGCAATAGCCGACCATCCGCTGCAGATAGGTTTGTAGTTCGACATTGCCTCCAGTGACGTCGGACAGGAACGCTCTCCATTGCGGGCAGTCGCCCGCTGGCGTGGCGGTGGTAATTTTGGTCATCCGGTCCGCGCGTTCATTCGGGCGTTTGCGCCCTGTCTTGAGATCGACCACACCGCCTGGCGTGTTAAGCAGCCACGGATCGGCATCCCACTCGTCCGTGGTGGCCGCATGCCTGCGGTCGGCGCGCGCCAAGCGTTCGACGCCGCCAACCGTACTGGCGCTGGCGAGCTTTGCCGCGACCTTGGGGTTGTCGGCGCGTACGGCCATCTGGCGGCAGACGCTGCGGATCAGGTCGGTGGCCGCCAGCGTGTCCTCGGTGCGCCAGCGTTGACCATCCCACACCAGCCAGCGCCCCCACGCGGCAACGTAGCGCCAGTCGCGGTGGTAGCGCCGGGTGAAGGCCAGCGCCAGCGCATCTTCGGTGCCCCAGACGGACTCATCGCTGCCGACCACCGGCTCGTCGGCATCGGCCACGTCGTGCATCTGCAGGCGCGGGCCGTGGGTCAGGAAGGTGGCGACATCAAAGCCTTCGGCGATGGCATCCGCCGCATCCCAGCCTTCCGGCGCATCCTCGGGCGGATACAGGATGTGGCAGGACTTCGCGCCTGCGGTCAGTACGGCCTGCGCCGCTTGGGCTGCGTACTCCCAGCCCGGCTTGTCGCGGTCGGGCCAGATCAGCACGGCTTTTCCCGCCAGTGGCGACCAGTCGGTCTTGTCCACTGGCGCATTCGCGCCGTGCATGGCCGTGGTGGCCACGACCCCTGCGTCGATCAAGGCCTGCGCGCATTTCTCGCCCTCGACCAGCACCACCTGCGCGGCGCTGACCAGGCCCGGCTGGTTGTAGAGCGGTCGTGGCTCGGGCGGTGCCATCTTGCGCCGCTTCGCATCCCACGGGCGGAACTGCTTCTTCTGCCCGGGCGGGTCGTAGCGGTAGACCACAGCGATGAGATGGCCTTGGGCGTCGAGATAGTCCCACTTGGCAGTCGCAGGGCCGAGTTCGTCGACCGGCATGTCCTTCTTGTTGGCCTTGCGCACCGGTGCGGAACGCGAGCGCCCCAGCAGATCGGCGGCGGCATCGAGCACGCGCGGAAAGTCGCCCAGCACGTCGATACTGAGGTGCGCGGCAATCAGTGCATAGACGTCGCCGCCGTCGCCGGTGGCGCGATCCGTCCAAAGCCCGGCCTTCTCGCCCTCAAGCACCACCTCGAGGCTGTCGCCGGGGCTGCCCAGCACGTCACCGATCAGGAACTTGCCACGGCGTTGCTTTCCTGCCGGGAACAGTGTGATCAGCACATCGGATAGGCGTGCCATCAGTTCGGCGCGAATCTCGTCGCGCTCGGCGGCACGGTTTTTCGGCACAGGAGATTTAGGCACGTCGTTGAAATCGATCATGCGTCGCCCCCCTGTGCATCGCCTGGTCGCCACGCCTTAACGGCAGAGATCTTGGCTGCCCACTCCGACAGTTCAGACAAGCGGTATCGAATCAAACCGCCCAGAACGTAGTGCGGGATGCGGTAGCGCGAACGTGCCTTGGGGTCGCGGAACCAGTAATAAGGCAGCCGCAGAGCGATGGAGGCTTCACGGCCATCGATCATGGTTTCAGTTGTGTTGGTATTCATGCTTGCGTCCTCCAGCAGCGGTCTTGCCACGCGCACATCCGGCATTCGAAGTGGGTCGGGTCATGGAAGGCGCGTGGCAGGAGCTCTCCCGCCTCGGTCGCCGTAATGACCTTCACCGCACGATCCGACATGCGCTGGGCAAGGGCTGCATCAAAGGGCACGAGCTCGGTGTAGATCTCCATCGTGTCGGCGTTGAGCGCCGTGAAGATCGCCGGGTGCTCGTGCAGTTCGAGATAGGCTTGGTAAATCGCCACTTGCGCAGCGTAGATGGGCTTGGCGATGGCCAAGCCCTTTTTCTGCAGGTCGCTCCAGGACTTGTGGCCCAGGCATTTGCACTCCCAGAGCGCCGGATAGGCGAAGCCCTCGGGGCCGCCGACGATGACGCCGTCGATGTGCCCCTGCAGGCGGCCTTCTGCGACCGAGAAACCAAACTGCTCGCCATCAGCCTTGCGGGTGCGCAGGTCAAAGCCCGCGTCCCGCAGCCACGCGACCATGCAGTCCTCCATGACATGGCCACGCTCGAAGATGCGCAGCATCCGGCCCGAAATGTCCCGCCCGTGGTCGATGGGAGCCTTGGCGTACTCGAACTGCAGCGCGCGCTCGCAGGCCACCCCGAGGCGCGAGGCCCCAAGGTACTGGCGCTCAGACTGGCGGGCGCGGGCCTGCTGCATCCCCGCGTCGATCAAGGCGGTGACCTGGCCGGAGATACTCGATGAGGAATTGAAGTCCATCATGGCGTCTTCCCCTTCGGTTCTTCCCAGGGCAGGTCGTCCTCCAGATCCGCGAAGGGATGGGCGGCATCCGGTGCCAGCGGATCGGGCGTGGGCGGCAAGCCCCGCACGGGCGGGAACTTGGTGGCCTCATGGTGCGCGACCATCGCGTCCGACCAGCAGGTGACGATCGCATCAATCACCCGCAGGGCCTCTGCTTCGGAGTATTCGCCCAGCGGCTTGGCAAACCCAATCTCGCCCGCTGCCTCGCCGAAGGCCTTGAGGCACTGACGCATGGCGGCCAGTTCGACATCAGACGGATCGATCATGGCGACCTCCGTCCTGTCGATGCGACCTTCCTTTGCCCGCTGCCAGTTGCCATAGAGCCTGTGAAACGCCTCCTGACAGCGGCGAGAACAGAACACCCAGTCGAGCACGTAGTGGCGTGGATCGCCGTTCTTGAAGCGGCCGTCCGTGTGGCCGTAGCCGCGTGCTTGTCGTTTGCAGACCCAGCATTTCACGCCACCTCCTCGAATTCATCGAGCAGCAGGCCCAACTGCAGGGCAGCACCAGCAAAGGCGGCCTTGCAGCGGCGCTTGAAGTCGGAATAGCTCTGCGAGCTGCGCGCAATCGCCGTGACCGCGTGGATTTGTGATCCCAGATGCGCGAGCCCCTGATCGGACAGCCATTGGTGGTGCTTCTGTGAGATGCCCTTGCGATTGCGAATCTCGCCCAGCAAGTCCTCTGGCAGCACCGGCCCGTAGACCCAGCGCAGCGTGATCTGGCCAACGATGTGCGGAGGGTTCTGGTCGTGGCCCTGGTACTTCCAGCCGAACAAGCGATAGATGGCGCGGTAGTAGTCCGGGTGGAAGCGGCGCTCCCAGGATGCGCAGGATTGACGCAGCAACTTGGAGATCAGCTCCTGCAGCGCATCTGGTGCGCGGTGGTGCTGGTAGCCAGTGGCCTCGTCGATCAGCGCGACTTCGCCAGTGGTGGCCAGAGCGCGCATAATCTCCATGCAGTTGGGCACCAGCTTCCTGCGCGCACCGTGCAATGTGTGGTTGAGCGCGGCGTCAATCACGCCGGAAGCGATCTGGGTGATCACGCCCGCCGGGAAAAACTGCGCCCGCTGACCGCTGGGAAGCAAAATCGGTGACTCAAATTTGTCTAGCTCAGACAATGACTTAGGGGAGAATTCGGCCAGGATTTGGCGAAATCGGTGACCCGTGTTGTTCTTGTGGACACCGAGCAACTTGGCCACCTGCTTACGGACGTAGCCGCGCTCGCCGGTGGTGAGCACCACCGCCTCGCAGTGGAGATCGCCGAAATGCACGACGCCGTAGTGGCTAGCCGTGAGCATGGATGCATTCATGGCCACCTCCTTCACTGCGCCCACGACGGTTTCCCCGTCACGGGAGCGCGTTGGGGTGCCGGTGCCTGATACGCGGGCGCTGCTTGCGCCGGCGCACCGGAAGTGCCACCGCCCGACGCCTTAGGCGGCACGCCCATCAACCTGGCGTAGTCGGGGTGGTCGGGTTCGACCACGACCTTGACCACGTTGCGGTCCTGGCCCTTGCCGTCCTTCTCGATGTCCACGCGGGCGAGAAACTCCAGTCCATCCAGTTCATGAAAGCCCTGGATGCGCCGTGCGGCGGCCGCTTGGGGGCTGTTGTCCTGCGGGTGGACGTTGCGGGCGCTGTTGAGCGCGGCGCGGATGAAGCTGCGCCCCATTTGCCCCCAGGTCGGCCCCTTCTTCGAGTGCAGGCCAATGTTCGACCACATCTTGCGTTTGGCGTGCTCACCAGCGGTGACCACGAATTCGGCAGCAAGGTAGATCGAGCCGGTCTCGAAGGACTCGGTGGCGTAGCCGCCGCCCCAGCCTTGCGACGGGTCGTCATAGCCACCGGGCTTGAGGGTCATGCGCACCGGGATAACGGTGCCCTTGGGGATCAGATCAAAGCCGGATTGCTGGGCGTCGGCGTCGTTGAAGTCATTCCATGCAGTCATTGCGATTACTCCTGAGATTCGATGTGTGCGGGGGTGGCGGCGCTGGCCGGCACGGCGGAAGCGCCTGCGCACTTGGCGATCAGCGCGCCGAGATGCGGCGGCTCCAGCAGGTCGAGACGACCGCTGCGGTCTTTGGCCGGAAAGCCGTAGGGATTGACGGTGTGGGTGACGAAGGCGCGGTAGGTGCTGCCGTCCTCGGCCTTGATCTCGGCCAGCGTCACGACCTCGTCGACGATGCCGGGCAGCTCCAGGCTTGTTTTGCTGCCTTCGATCTGCGGGACGAACACCTTGCGGTTGAAGTCATCGAGGCGTTCGTCGAGGATGGCCACGAACACCACGTTCTTGCCGCGTGCGTGCTGCAGATGGGTCAAGGCGCTGATCATTTCCTGCCCGAGCAGGCCGTAGGCTGCGCGCAGATCGGGCTTGCCAGAGCGGTCGCTGGTGGCACCCGGCTGCGTCTTGCACCACGCGAAGCACTGCCGTGACAACTGCGTGATCGAGTCGAGAAAGAAGGTCTGGTAGCGGTCGAGTTGCGCCGGGTCGCCAAACTTCTCGATGACGTGGTCGTAGTGCGCCTGCGAGAAGGCGCTCTCGGGCAGCAGCGACTTGTCCGGGCCCGCGAGGAACACGAAGAAGTCGCGGCTCTCGGGCCATGAGGCCGGGCGGATGGTGTCGCCCGGCCAGTCGGCCACGGCGAGATCGCCCGCCTCGATGTCGAGGAACAAGGTGGTGGCGGGGTCGAGGTCTTTGAGCCGCGTGGTTTTGCCGATGCCGGATTTGCCCAGCATCAAGAGCTTCACACCTTTGCGCTCGGCCATCCGCTCGGTGGCAGACACGATGGGGAGCTTTTTGCCGGGGGCTTCGCCCCCTTTCGCCTGCAGCTCACGAAACTGCGCTTCGCGAGTTTTCATGCGGCACCCCCATCGAGCGTCAGGGTGATGTTCGGCTTGCCTTCCTCGACGGTGCGCGCCGCCGCAAATTGCTCCTGCAGCGCTGTGGGCCAGTTGGTGTAGCGGGACTCCGACACCGACAACTTGATGTCGATGTAGTCCTCGACCTTGTCGTCCGAGGCGACGATGCGCTCGGCCATCTCCTTGAGGATGGTCTGGCTCCGGGTCACATTCTTGGGGAGCTCGTACTTCACGTGCACCGAGCCGTCGCGGACGTGGGCGGTGCCGAAATCGCGGCCGGAATCCCGCAGCGCGCTGCGGGCCTGTTCGCCGTAGCGCTGGAGCTTGGCTGCATCCAGCTTGGCACGCAGCTGCTTGAGGTAAGCAGTGGCCTCGTCGACATTGCGCTCGGCGTCGACGAAATCGGTGATCGGCAGCGCCACCAACTGGGCGGTGCTCATGGCAGCGAGGTCGGCGGGAAAGATGGTCAGATCGCTCATGGCCGCTCTCCTCACTGGTATGCACGAGCGAAGGTCGAGTAGCGTGCAACACGCCGCTCGAAGGCTTCGACCTCGGAGATCAGGTAGGTGACGCGGGCACCGAGCTTGCAGAAGATCGGTCCGAGCTGTTCCTGCCGCCAGCGGCGCAGGGTTTTGACAGAAATTCCCCAGCGGCTAGCCAGTTCGTTTTCAGTCAGTGCGATGCACGGGTGTGCAGTGGGTGTCGATGGCACGCGGGATGCGTGGCCATATCGACGAGTTGGGTGGGTATTTGCCATTTGCAGTGCTCCTTTGAACTAAACGGGCACTGCTCATTCTTCGAACCTGACGCCGGATCATGTCCGGATGCCTTTCCGGAAAAATCGCCGGAAATTTACTGCCGAGTTCGCAGCCGGTAATGGCCGCGCTGACCTTCGATGCGCTCAAGCCAGGCCCTCCATCCGGACCCAAAAACGCTGCCGGGGTCTTTACCACAGCCGGTTCGTTTGACGACGTCCTCCCATTTAAGGCTGTGCTGCCTGCGCGCCTTCCAGAACATCGCGATCACGTCTTTTTGCTTGCCCTTGAAGATCTTTGGTTCGGCCATACAGGCCAGTTTCAGCTCGCCGGTATCCGCATCGAAATACTCCTCCGGATCATCCGCATCGGCAGCGACGCCTTTCAGCAAGCGACGAAGGAGCTCGGTGTCATAGGAAAGGCCGTCGCCGGAATTCACGAGTAGCCGGTCGATGCCACAGGCCTGATGACTGTTCGGCAGTTCGATATCCAGGTCACGCGCAGTCAGCACGATGCCTTGGCTGGGCCGCTTGGCGCTGAGAAGCGCTTGCCGCAAGGCCTGATCTGCAGCATTTATGCGGCGGGCAAGATAAATTGGTGCACGCCGATGCGTGTTGCCCACTCGGATATTGCCCAAATGCCAGAGGTGATCTGCAATGACCGCCCGACTGCGTGCCCGCTGTGAAGGCTCGATTTCGAGCAGGTCGCAGATCTCGTCCATCCAAGCATCAAGGTTGATCACGTACAGCGTGATATCCGACAGCGGCCGCGTGACAACCCGGCCACGGCACCCCGGGCTTTGGTAGCTGTAGATTTGCCGGTCATCGTCGACATCAACTTCGACCTCCTGCTCACTGTCGAGCACCGGAACAAGGATGTGTGTCAGGTGTCCATCGGCCATCACCCATCGCCGAGCGAGGAAAGCAGCAGCATGTCCACGCAAGTCGTCGGACTGCAGCCGTTCCTCGAGGCTGCGGGCACGTTCCAGTACCAGCAAAAATTCCGAGTGCAGCATGGCGACCTCAGTACTGGCGTGCGCAGTCAAGTTGCATGAGCTGGGCAAACACCAATTCGCTATCGGCCCTGGTCAGCTTGCCATCATTGAACCCGTTGGGCGTCGTGATTTGTACCGTCACATCGTGCGCTTTGCGATGCGCGGTTTGGGCGATACGGAAGGTCAGTTTGACCTGCTTCACGACGTAATTGGTCAGGTCGACGAGCGGATAGACCTTGCCCGCTACCTCGTAAATATTGCGATCCTCAAAGCGGTCGCGCTTGATCAGCAGCGGATTTTCCACGCGGCGGGCGATTAGCTGGTTTTTCAGCGTGGTCTGACGTACTTCGGGGTTGGCAATCAGAATGTGCTTGATTTCGATGGATTCGATGCCTGCAATACGGTCTTTCTTGAACCGGGCCAGGATGGCGGGAGTGCAAAAACCCATGAGGTCGAACTCGCGCATCGGCATGGTGTGAATGTCGCCATCGCCGCCCAGCACCACATCGCGGAAGGCCTTGGCCAGTTCGGGCCGCACGGTTTCATCATCACTGAATACCGACAATTCGCCTTTGCTGCTGTGCCAGGAATAGCGCACATAGACCGTCGACGAGTCATCCACATCGGTGTCCTCGCCATTGATGATCTTGGGGTAATGGATGTGCTTGCCGTTGAATTTGGCCGACAGCGTGAAGATCAGCACTGGTGCATCGGGGGCATCACTTTCCCGGTGGGTGAACGGCTCGACCAAGATGTCCTCTGCCTTGACCTGCGGGAACAGTTCCGCCAAGCGTTGTTTCAAGCTTTCCTCCGCAACGCCGTCCAATAACGGCTGTGCGCCTTTGGGCCCGAGGTAATGGCTGGAGTATTTTTCGCTCTGGGAATGCCGCAGCACCTGTTGGCGTTGTTCGGCGTGATCGAAGCGATTTTTTACGGAGCCTGACGTCGAATACACCTGCTCCAGATACAGGTAGAGCGCCCGACTGTATTTGTCGGATGGAGCCGCCAGAATGGCTGCATCATCGGGCCTGCTTGCATCGATCAGTTCGGAGACTGCTGCCGCGCCGTGCTCGTCAGCCAGCAGGGCGATGCGCTCGGCGGCGCGTTCGAGACGCGCCTGTACTTCCGGCTGCAACTCGGCAACCAGTGCGAACAGCGCATTGCGGGATGGAATAGGCAGCGACCCTTTGGCGTCATCGCTCAGCGCCTGGACGGCAGGGAGTGCTTGACCATGCGCCGATTCCAGTAGCACCCGCAGCAGCATCGGGCGCTGCACTTTGCGGATGAGGTGAACCAGCCGCTCCAGATGCGGCAAGGTGCTGGGGCCGTTGTCCTTGCCGCGAGTCCGGGGCTTGTCATTTGCCGTCTCGGCAGCCGCAAACACGTTGCTGGATTGGATGTCGTTCAGTTCGGTTGTTGTCATACACGCCACTCCTTAAGAAACAATGTGCGCGATTGCGCGAACGGTTAATTGATCGGTTCAAAAAATGCCGACGCGAGGTCGGCGCGGAAATCTTGGGGTTCGTTGTTCAGCGCACTGCAGCCCCCGGTCGGGTCAGGCCGTAGCGCTGCAAGCGCACTTGCACAAAGCGCGGGTTGACGCCAAAACGCATGGCCAGTGCCCGCTCCAGCAAATCCATATCGGCGGGGGATGTGGCAGTGAGGTGCAGGCCGGTACCGGGGATCTCTGGATCGAGCGAAGGCCCACGATGTACGCTGACGTTGTATTCGGGAGCCAGCTCCTCTGCTGCTGTGCTCAACAGTTGGCGCGGCACCAGCAGCGAACCCATGAACTCATTGGCGCGCAGCTCGGCAAAATGCACTTCAGTCGCCAGTGCTGCTGACGGGGCTGTTGGCACTTTCGCCAAGTGCTCGCTGTCCGGCGTGGTGGTGCGGTAGGCACGCTGCCCACACGGCTCAAAGGCGTCGAACAGTCCCGGCCCCTTGCTGCCATCCATGATCCAGCCTGGCGCATCAAACACCGCGTGCCCGAGTTCGTGGGCGAGTGTGCTGAGCGCCAGCAGTTCACTGAGTTTTTCTCCGGCCGGAGACACGCACACCATCGCCGTGTCCGGGACACCGGGGTCGTACTCGCAGATTCCGAATACGTGGTTGCCATCCTCATCATGCACCTCGCACTCGGTGCTGACCTCGAGTCCGAAGTCGATGCCGTTGATCTTCAGCCGGTCGATCTGCCGCAAAGCGTCGAAGGCAATGGCATCAACACCGACACCCACTAGCTGCTGGCGGGCCTGTGCGGCGATGGCTTCGATTTCAATGTGCTTGATGAATTTTGGGCGCTTGCGGTCGCAATGCCGGTAGTCGAGGGTCAGAACCGGCATTCACTTCTTCTCCGTCACTTCCCGGCGGTACATCCGCACAACGCTGGCCACATCCTCGCGCATGTCTGGTGGCAGACGACTGGCTTCAACGAACGCGTCGTCCGGGTCGATGCCCAGAATCTCTGCCGCTTTGCGGATCAGCTCGTCCTTGGGTGGCTTTTCCATGTTGCGCTCGATGCGTGACCAGTAGGCAGGTGAAATCTCAAGCTGACGCGCGAAGTCGTTCATCTGTATCTGCTTCTCTTCGCGCTTCTTGCGAATGAAGTCTCCGAAAGGCATGGCCGTTTCCTGATTGCGTGATTGGTTAATTGCAAGATCTTAGGGCCAAGACGCATGCTGGTCAACTGTTTCGTAAACGCGCAATTTTTGCTCCGATTACCCTACGTTGCCATCCTGTCCGAAGGATCAGGTTCACTATTTCTGATGGTTGCGATTCCCCGGAGCCCGTCATGGAAAAACTCGAACTTGCATCTCCATCAGAGATGTCCGCCAGCGCCCGAGCGGGTGAAATCACTGCCATCCTAGCCAACGCCATCGTCCGCACTCTCTTGGCAAACGAGCCTAAAGCCAGAGAAGTTCGCCTTGGCTTCCTGCCCGACCAGCGCGTTCATACAACCCCCTATCAACAGGAGATGTTGTGATGAACGACATGCTGACAAAGCAGCAAACCGTGGCAAGGCAAATAGCCGACCTGAGCCAAATGTCCATGGCCGAGTTGTGGCCGCTCTGGGATCGCTACTTTCCGCGCCGGCCGCAGTATCCCAACCGCACGCACGTCGAATCGCGCATCGCCTACAAGCTGCAGGAAGAAGCCTTCGGCGGCCTCGACCCGGCGCTCAGGCGAAGGCTGGAGGCCATTGGTGCCAAGCATTCCAGGATCAAGCTGCGGGCCAAGCCGCGCGAGTTCGATTTCGCGCCGGGCACCGTCCTGGTGCGCGAGTGGGGAGAACGGGAGCACCGGGTGAGGGTCACGCCGGAGGGCTTGTTCGAGTACGAAGGCCTCACCTTCAAGAGCCTGACCGCCGTGGCCCGTCACATCACCGGCGCGCACTGGTCGGGGCCGCTGTTCTTCGGTCTGACCGGCAAGGGAGGGGCTCGATGATGGACGGTAGCCCAATCGCCACTCCCAAGGCGCGCAAGCGCTGCGCCGTCTATTGCCGGGTGTCCTCGGACGAGCGGCTCGACCAGGAATTCAACTCCATCGACGCGCAGAAAGAGGCCGGGCACGCGTTCGTGGCCAGCCAGCGATCCGAAGGATGGATTCCGGTGGCCGACGACTACGACGACCCTGGCTTCTCCGGCGGCAACATGGATCGGCCCGCCTTGAAACGTCTGCTCGCCGACATCGAGGCCAGGAGAATCGACATCGTGGTGGTCTACAAGATCGACCGCCTGACACGGAGTCTGGCCGACTTCGCCAAGATGGTGGAGTTGTTCGACCGGCACAATGTCAGCTTCAGCGCCGTCACCCAGCAGATCAACTCGGCCACTTCGATGGGCAGGTTGATGCTCAACGTCCTCTTGTCCTTCGCGCAGTTCGAACGGGAAGTGACCGGCGAGCGCATCCGCGACAAGATCGCCGCCGCCAAGCGCAAGGGCATGTGGATGGGCGGCGTGCCGCCCTTGGGCTACGACGTGGTGAACCGGCAACTGGTCATCAACGACGCCGAAGCAGCGGTGGTGAAGCGCATCTTCGAGGAGATGCTGACCATCGGCTCGCCCACCCAGATCGCCGCCAGGCTCACCGCCGAGGGCATCACCACCAAAGCCTGGACGACACAGGAGGGCCAGACGCGGGCAGGCACGCGCATCGACAAGAAGTACCTGCACAAGCTGCTGCGCAACCGCATCTACTTGGGTGAGTTGTCGCACAAGGGAACTTGGTATCCCGGCGCGCACCCGGCCATCGTCGACCACGGGCTGTGGGGCAAGGTGCACGAGATTCTGACCAAGGACGCTCACACCCGGTCGGTCGAAACCAAGATCCGTTCACGCACCGACGCCTTGCTGCGCGGCCTGCTGTACGCCCCCTCGGGCGAGCGGATGTACCCGACCTACTCGCGCAAGAACGGGCGCAAGTACCACTACTACGTCTCCAAGTCGGAAAGCCGGTTCGGGGCACCAGGCAAGAGCTACGAGCGCCTGCCTGCACCTGAGATCGAAGCGGCGGTGGTGGCCCAGATCCGCACCGTGCTGACCAGCCCGGAATCCATTGCAGCCGTCGTGCGTCACATCCAGCGCAACGGCGGTCAGATCGACGAAGCCACCACCGTGATGGCGATGGGCAGGCTCAACGATGTGTGGGATCAGTTGTTCCCGGTTGAGCGCCACCGCATCGCCAACCTGATGATAGAACGCATCGACCTCGTCCACATCGGCGAGATGCAAGGGATCAAGGTGAAGTGGCGGGAACTGGGCTGGGACAAGCTGATCGGTGAATTCGCACCGAGGGAGATCGGTGCGGAACTGCTGGAGGTCGAAGCCTGATGGACAGCGCGCTGGAAACTTTCGTGCCCCTGCACTTCAAGCGGAAGAAGGGAAAACTGCTGGTTGACGGGCTGGAAACCGCGCACGACGTCACGATCATCGAGGCCGTGGCTCGGGCCATGTTCTGGCACGATCTTCTCGACTCTGGCACGTTCAAGAGTGTCGTCGAAATCGCCCAGGCCGAAGGCTTGAAGCCGACGACGGTGGGCCGATTGCTGCGCCTGGCGCGCTTGGCCCCCGACATCATCGAGCAGTTGATGCAGGGAGGCCAGCCCCGGCGGCTGACCCTGCTATGGCTGATGCGCAACGACATCCCGGCCCTCTGGCCTGACCAGCGCCAGACGCTTGAACGATTCCGGCAGGAGGCGAAATGACCAGCAAGAAGCACTATGGCAAGATGACCGGCCGCCCGGTCACCCATGCCCTACCCACACCGGCGGGTGGTGTACGACTGGAGACCTTCGTGCCATGGACGCTGGTGAGGCGGGGGTTGAAGAAGCAGGTCATCACGCCATTGGACGCGCCGCAGGAATTTCTGGCAGAGGCCACAAGGGAGCGGCAGGTGGGCGAGATGGCAAAGGACACGCCCTTGATGCGTGCGCTTGGCCTTGCGCACCACTGGCAGCGGCTGCTGGATGAGGAGCGGGCAGCGTCCGTGGCCGAGATTGCGAAGGCCGAGGGCATGGATGTGACGCAGGTGAGACGACTACTGCGGCTTGCGCTGCTCCCGCCGAAGGTCGTAGAACGGGTGGTGGGAACGCCCGGGGTTACGCTGGGGGAGGTGATGCGGTTTCTTGCCAACGCTCTTGGGGGATGCCCCCCGCTTTCCTTGACGATGCGATCGAAGTCGGTGCGCGGAATCAAGCGACACCGAAAGTGAGTGTTGCACGCTATTTTTTTCTCTGGTAGCATGAAAAAGGAGTCGCAATGGCTCCTACCAAAAAACCCCGACCGCATGCGGCATGGGTAAAAAATATGAAAACGGCCGCCATCTGTTGGCGAGACCATTTACAAATCTCCTATATCAAAAGCAGGCGGGTCGAACATACTTGAGTCGGCCCGAAATCCGAGCGTGGCTTGGCGCCGATACGTGTGCCTAGCCGCGCAACTTCCACATTTGAACTTAGGAGAAATATCATGGGATTTTTTGATGCTTTGGGCAACGTTTGCAGCACTATCCTGAATTGCGCGGAAGGGGTCAAGGACCTCGCTTACGACAATCCGGGGAAGGCGTTTCTTGTTGCCGGGGCAACCGTTGCCACCGGCGGATTGGCCTTGGCTGCCGCGCCAACGATTGCTGCTGCCGCAGGTGGCGCTGGACTGCTCGGCGCTGCCAGCACAGGAACCGCCATCAGTTCGCTTTCCGGTGCAGCACTGACGAACGCATCCTTGGCCGCCTTGGGCGGTGGTGCCATCTCATCTGGTGGTGGCGGGATGGCGGCCGGGACAGTGGTTGTTAGTGGGATCGGCGGAGCTTTGGGGGGTGGCGCCTCTGCCGCCATCGTGAAGTAATTCACGCCGCCAATTGTCTGGGGGGTGCTTGCGCATCTCGCAGACCGTCTGATCGTCCCAATAACCATGAAAGGTTGCCCCATGGAAGAACTTTGCGAATTTCTTGGCGCTCATCACACCAACTGGCCACGTGGACGGCTGGAGACACAAACCTTCGAGCTTTCTCTTGAGGCCGATGCCAAGCCAGCCGATCCCTTGTTTGACGACGAATTCCTGCGAACAGCGGATGTGGTTTGCACCGCTGTGCGCGGGCCGAATCTGAAAGTTGCCGTGGTTTCCGACCTCATGCAGCGGGTTCGTGCTTGCGTGCGCGAAGATGGGGTTTTCAGGTACGACGTTGAGCCCGCTGCCACGCTCGACCGCGTGCATGTCCGCATCATCGCGGCGAGAAATCGGCCATGACCAAGCACCGCGCCCGCTGTCTTGACCTGCTGGCCGCGCAGCGCATCGCCAACGAGGCCACCCCATATGTCGTCCGTCTTTCCAATGGCGAGATCGGTCATCTGGACCTGAGTGAATTTTCATCCTACACGCAGGAGGGACTGGACTATCTGATCAAGCATCCGCCCTCCGGCAAACTCGGCGCCGTCACCCTTGGGTTCCGCACCCTGACGCCGGATGGCGCACACACGCTTTCGTGGTTGGAAGCGGAGTTTCTCGAAATGCGGTCGCTCATCAGCCTCGATGCCGACACGGCATCCTATATGGACTTCAATCTAGATACATCGCCCGTGCTGACAATTGGCCTGGAACAGCCATTGACGGCAGACACCGCAGAGGTGCTGGTAGAAATACGATCCGGGGAAATACTCTCTTTGTCGCTACCCTCTCTCAATGCCGAAGTCGCCAGTGTGCTGCGTTTGCACGATCACGAAACCAGCCTCTACATTCGTGACGTGCCGCCTGACGCCGAGGTGGCCGCATTGCTTGCTCATACCGAGGGCTATCTGGTCTCGATTGATGTGGAAAACGAACTTGACCCTATCGTGTTGCGGGCGCTATTGAGCAATCCCAACATGCGCGTAGTGGAAGTGAGCAAAAAAAAACGGGGAAGGCCGCTTTACTACGTGTGCCTGCCGGAGTCCGTACCAATTCACTTGACCCCCACCGGACCAGATCGGCGCCTTGTTACATACGTCACTGACTGA